TTTAGTAACCTTTAAACTATTTTTTAAATCTTCATTAAAATCAATTTGTTCATAAATCTTAGTTAGATTAAATAAAGATTGTTTAGATTCATCTCTAAAAGCATGCTTAGTTGTTCTTGGGAATTGTCTATAAAATTCATTTAATCCGTCTTGATCACCTTTTAAACCTTCTACTTCATTATTCCAATATTCTATTACGCCTTGTTTAATTTTTGTCCCATGGGGATCTTCCACTGATTTCTCTGGTGTGTTGAATACAGGTAAGCCATAAGAATCAATGTATCCTTCGTAGTTCCATTCCATAGGTATGAACAAAGAATAGAGTCCTGAGCGAGTCTGTCCATTGCTGTTTCTTTTTGTAATATCTGAGTCGTCATATAATTTTTTAAAATTCCTACCTCCTTTATCTAAAGCATTTGAAGTAGAACCCATCATACATTTACCAATAATTCTACTACCTAATCTTAAAGTTGTTTTAGTAACTCTCCAGTTATTTAGAATATTATTAGGTCTTTCCCATTTTCCAGATTCATCATGAACTAATAGTTTTAATTTTTCACCATCATAACTATTATCCCCAGTATTCTTCCAATCAATAGTAGTGTCTAATCCTTTGAGTTCTAACTCTAAATTATCATCACTAGCTACAGTTAATTTTCTCCTTGTATATTTTGTTGCTGGTACACGATAAGCTAATTCTGTCTTAGGTCTATCCATACCATCTTGCGTTGGTTTAAAAAAGAATGGATAATTAACTGAAATAGGAACAACTTTATCAGTAAACATTTTTTTAGCATCTGGACCAGATTTAGATAATATACCATATCTTGAGTCACTTGCTAATGTAGCTAAATTAACTACTTCTCCTGAAGCCATAAATGAAAATCCAGAACGTCTATTTTTAAGGTAACACATTCCGTAAGATCTATAATCTGCTTTACAAGCTTCCCAAAATATAAAAAATAATCTATTTGATTCTCTAAAATCTGGCGCACCAACATCAATTTTACTCCACTGTAAATACATGTAATGAGTACCTGTTAAATAAGTTGGAACACCTTTGTTATAAAACCAAAACCCTTCTTCTCTATAAGTAAACTCTTTATCTATATAATCATACCATCTTTCTTTAAAATCTTCTGGATATTGTTTGAAATCATATACAGTTTTTATTTTACTTAAAACCTTAGGATATTCAGTTTTATTCCATCTATTATTTTTAAATTTATGTATATTTTTAGCTAATGGTAAAGCTATTTTTAAATTTTGTATTTCATATATATCACCTATTGTACCGTCTTTGCTAATAACAACCATATCGTGCTGTTCATTATAACCGTATTCCCACTTTTTATTTTTATTATATTTTTTAAGTGTAGATGGTGTTATATAATCTTTTAATACTTTATATAATTCTTGTTTGTACATTATTTAGATCTTCCTTCTGCGAAACCTTTAAAATTAGATTTCTTTTTTTCTTCAACTTTAGGTTTATCTTCTAAAATATTTTTTTCTTCTTCTATACGGTTTAGTATTTCAAAAGCATCAAATATAGCTAATTTTTTTGTAGCTGCAGCATTTTTAAGTCTATCCGCGGAAATATCAGGTCCAAAATCTATAATTGGTTCTTTAGCAACTTTGATTAATTCTTTAACTGCTACTCGCCCAGCTTGGATTATATTCTTTTTCGTTTCCTTCGTACTCATATTTAATTACAATATTATTAGATTTCATACAGTATAAACGCTTGTCTTCAATTAAAAATTGCCATTCTCTATTTGGTTTAAAACCAACTAAATCTCCTTCATTTATACCGAGGTTTTCTAAATATTTATTTCCATATTTAAGAATTCCTTTTAATTTTTCTTCTTTATTAGTGTCAAGATTATTAGTGTTTTTTATAGGTTGAACAAAACACCTATCATTAAAAGAATACCAATAATCATTTTGTTTATAAAGATATATTTGATCTAAAGCTACAAAATATAAATCATCTTTAAACCAAGACCTACTATTTTTCTTTTTACCTTTCATGTCGTAGAAAGTTCTAAAAACATTCTGATGTATAACTATAGTGTCACCTTTATTAATTCCTGTATGAAAAGCTAAAGGAGTTTCTATAACTTTTGCTAATCTATTAACAAAAGTCCAAGACTCTATTTTAGTATTAACTATTAATTTTTTATCACCTATTTTTATCTCATTAGCGTATTTATCACCTAAAGGTTTAACAATAAAATCATATAAACTCTTCATTAATACTCTAAATCATACTCAATAGAAATAGCCATGTTAGAGTTGAATTTCTTCCACGGTAATACCTCATTATCTTTTTTTATAAAAATATTATAAGAATTATCCAAAGTCTCAAATAAAATGTGTGATATTTCATGACCACCATAAACTTGTTGACCTATAGAATAATGCATAGCATCATTTTTGTAATCAGCTCCAATGCTTATTTTTCTAATATTATTCATTGTTGCTTTTAATAGGTGAAATAGTTCCGTCTTTTAAATCTATATTAACAGAACCATACTCTTCTTCTAATTCTTTTTTAGTTTTTTCTATTTCTTCACCTAAGATTTTTACATCACTAGTGAGATTTTGCTTTTGCACTTCTAACACACCTATATTATTTAATAGTTGTGATAAACGCGTTTGTTGATCATTCAACTTTTCTAGCTGTTGATCGGTAATTTTTTTAATTTCCATTTTATTTAATTTAATTTAATTAGTATCTAACTATATAGTTACACTTTTTTTTAACTTTTTAATTATCAGCTTCGCCTAATATAATTACTTGTTCTACTCCTGTACTTCCTGTTGCTAATATTCTTGTAACTTTAACGTCATCATATGCTCCACTGTTACTACCGGTAGGTGTTACTCCAATCCAAGCTAGAGTTAATAATGATTCAGTTGTTTGACCAGCTGGTATTACGTTTAAATCATGATTGCTAGCTGGGGCAACCACTGCAGTAATTCTAAAATTATAACCATCATAACCTTGTTTAAGGTTAGGCGTTGCTCCATTAGATCTATATATTCTATAAACCAATCCATTTGTTAAAGCACCTGATGTAGTTAAAGCCGTGTCATTGAGTATAGACACTACTTGTTCTATTTCAACAGGTAGATTGTTGACGTCATATGTCATTACCACATCTCCAATAGCTACTGGATGTGGACCTGTTATAAATTTACCGTCAATATCAGCTATATCAGCACCTAAACCTACGTTTGTACCAGTTGCGTAATCTGGAAATTGTGGAATATTTATTGTATCATTTGGTATCCATGTTAATACCCTATTGTAATTTGCCATTTTTATTTTTGTTTAAATATATTACTTGCTTTTTCTGTCGTTCGTCCACCGAAATAGGCTAAAACGACCGACATCATTATTTTCTCGAAAGTATCATTCCATAATTCATTTATATGAAACGGTAATGTTTCTATACTATCTAAAATTCCAGCCATTGAAAATATAACTATACACCAAACTAATACTAGCGGGCGCACATTTTTACTTAGCCAAGAATCAGACATAGAATCAGCTTGCCATCTTGATGTTATAGCTTCTATTTCTTTATTCTGTTGTTCAAATATAATTTGTTGTAATTTAACTTTATCTTCAGTCGGTGCATCAGATTTTGTTATAGCTTCAATAGCTTCTTTTGGTGAAGTAACTCCTTGTAATACGCTTCCTAATGTAGGATTTATTACAGATGCTGCGCCAAACAATAATTGCCCAACGGTTGTATCTTTGAATTTCTTTTTACTCATTTTACTTTTGAATAAGCTTCGTTTTCCCATGGTAAAGCAGAATCACCTTCTTTCATTTTAGATCTTGGATATATTTTACCTTTCCAATACACATTTTCATCATCATAGTTTAAATCACCTCTTTTCATTTGATCTATATGTACTTCTTCATGTGCAACTACTTTCGCTTCATCTTCAGGAGAAACATCTTTATTTATAATAATTGTACCATTATTATTAGCTTTACCCATAACACCATCTTCCATATCTACACGATAAACTGGAGCTTTGTTTTTTTCGTAAGGAGGAGGTCCCATTTTAAAAGCCATAACTATTTTTTATAAGGTAATATTTTATTAAGTACATCTCTACGCTTACCGCAACCACAACCACCAGGAATAGCATCAGCTATTTTTTTAATACCTGTGGCTTTAGTAAAGTTTTCTATAGTATCTCCTAGTCCTCTAGGTTTCATTTGTTGCTTTTAAAATAACTGTGTATATTCGCAACTATTAGCTCTACAATAAGTACCACCTAATTCCACAGTGCTTCCACCAGGTTGTGACATTAATATATTATTAATAGCTTCTACTACTGACATTAATTTAGTTGCATCATCAGCTGCATTACCTTGAACATCTACTATTTCTATACCCCAACCATTTTGCCCTACAACATTTGTAGATATTTGAAGCATATCGTCTCCGGCACCATCATTAAATTGTGCAGAAACAATAGAATCAACAGGAATAATAATGTCTTCTACAGTACCATATCCTTTTATTTTTATAAATTCTCTCATTTTATTTTTTATTATTAGTTATACTAAAAATGCTTCCATTTGCCAAGAAGTTATAGCGTATCCTTCTGGTAAAATAAAGTCTATATTTCCTCCTGGTGCAGCAGTAATTGCTTTAGACATTGCATTCCAAATTATTTCTCCAGCATCTCCTGCTCCAGTAACAGTAAAAGCTATAGCATTTATACTTGTACCGTTATCCCAAGGAACATTCATACATAGAGTTAAATTTGTATTACTACTTTGAGCAAGACCAGTAAAATCATTAAGGGAAAATACAAAGTCTCCTGCTTCGGCTATAGTATTTGCTCCACCGCCAACTGAAGTGTATTTTAAATAGTTTCTCATTTTTTTATTTTTGTTAGTTAGTTAATTATACTTTTTTCTTTGGTTTTTTAACCACTTTTTTTTCAATTTTATAATGCCCGTGACCTTCTTTCCCTCCATGACCTTCATCATGTAAAGGTGATCCCATTCTTGATTGAGAATGTTTAGACATCCATGACACATCTCTTCCTCCACTAGCATCTTTTACTACTGGATTATCATGAAGTAAATTATATTTTTCTTGTTTGTTTGATTCCATTTTTTTAATTATTTTTCTTGTTCTTTCAGTTTTTCGTTAAGCAGTTGTTTTTTTGATTCCATGTTTTTAATTTGCGGTGCAACTTGACCCGCGGTCTCTGCAAAGCCTTTTACTAAACTCTGATTAGCAATTGTTCTAGCTTTATCAGCAGCATCTGTAGCCGCGCCTACTATATTTTTAATCGGGTTATTATTATCTCCTCCTCTTCTTTTATGATATGGATCATTTTTTATATGATCTTTAAGAACTTTTCCCTTTAACGGGTGTTCACCATGTTCATATCCACTAGCCGCATTATGTGCTGGTGAACCATGATGTTCTTTATCATACTTCATATCACCTGCTAATTTAGATATATGTTTTTCATCAGCAGTCATATTTTCATCACTATGACCATGCTTGTTATCATAATTAATATCTCTTTTAAGATAATCTATGTGAGCAGCGTCATCTTTTACTGCGTCATCATAATTTTTGCTTGTAACTCTTGTGTGGGCGTGGTCTCTTGACCATTTTGCGTTACCAGTATATTCACCCCAATGTCCTTTATGTCCCATTTTATTTATTTATGTAAGTCCTAATGATTCTTTTTTATTTGTTTTTGCTTGTTCTGAAGCGTTAGCTCCTTGAGTTTCTAACCAAGTATTATATAGAGCTTGTTTTTTGTTTTTAGCGGTTACTTCGTTTTCTGCAGCTACTTTTTTCTTCTTAACATTTTCAATTCTTCTTTTTCTACCCTTTGTTTGCTCTCTATCTTCCATTCTCTTTTGTCTATTTGCTAAACGTTTAGCTTTAGCTTCTGGAGTACTTCTTTTAGCTATAATTTGTTGAGCCATATTAGAAAAAGATTGAAATACATTTCCCCACATGTGAGCTGTAGGTGGATTTGCATCTACCATATCACTTGCTTCTCTATAACCATGTAAAGGAGAACTCATTTCTGCTGCAGAATTTCTAGCAGCGTCTTCGTCTTCTCTTACTTGAGCATCTCCCTCTTCTGTTCTATTATTACTGTGAGCTTCTTCAGCTTTAGTTCTAGCTTCATAAAGATGAGCATATGTTTCATAAAAATCTGCATCATTTCCATATCTTCTTTTTGCTTTATTTATCTGCCTTTGGATTTTTCTATGACCTTTTAATGGACTCTTACTATTAAAATTTTTTTGAAATGGTGAACTCATAATTAATCGTCTTTACCGAAATCTGCTGGTGCACAAGATTTACTACCTGTGTTAAAAGCAAATGTTAATTTACCTGTTAATCCGTTTGATTTTCTATTTTTCCACGCTGATCTTAATTTTCCACAAGGAATATCTTCTCCTTCTGGTACTCCTAATGCTCTATGTAAACCACCTTTATCAAATTTTGGATCTTCAGTAACTCCTTGTATCCAATCTTTATTAAATGGACTATTGTGTTGTTTGTATCCCATAATTTATTTATTATATACTTTAGCACATTCAGTTATAGGCATTCCTTTGTAAGATAATGGTGCTTGCAAAATCTTCATTCCTGTTATTCCAGAACTAGAACCTTGACCGTGAGGTCTACCAGTTTGATCTAGAGGTCCATCCCATATATGAGATTCTCCAACTATACCAACTTTAGTTCCTGGCTTTAATTTTTCCATTGCTGGATCATACTTTTTATTATGCATAATTATTGCTTTTTATTTGTTAGATATACTGAATTTGCATCAGTAGTAAACTTATTTTTTCTATGAGCTTCTTCCGCAGCCTTTTCTGTATATTGCGCGCCTGGAGCTGAATTAGCTTTATTATATGCTTCCCAATCAAAACCACCTGCTCCGTCATCATACCCTGGAACATCTACTGGATCAATGTTTTCATAAGTTGATAGTTTTGCTGGTTTTTCATCTTCATTTTTTACTGGAGATAAATGTTCTTTTAAAGCATATATTCCTGATGCTCCTAAAGAATTTTGTCTAGCATTTACACTTCCAAAAACTCCATCCATTATATTTTGAGTTCCTGGATTAAAACCAGCATCATTAATGTTTTGAGGTCTACCTCCTAATCCAACATTAGATCCACCACCTGCTCCACTAGAATTTAAACCTGCTCCAATAGCACCAATTAATCCACTTCCTTGTGGTTGAATATTTCTTGCTGCATCTCTTGCTCTAGCAGCTGCTACTGCAGTTGCATTCGTATTATTAGCTAGCATTTGATTATTACCCATTAATCCTGACATCATTCCACCGCCAGGTATAAAAAATTTTATTGGACTTTTACTCATCTTGTTTTGTCTTTATTTAAATTATAAATAGCTTTTGTCATTACTTTATCCATATAAGAAGTACCTTTAATTATTTTATTTCTACTTCCAATATTTATATCTTCATGACCCAGCATTATTCTATATATACGTTGTATTAATTGTTTACCTTTAAATGAAACCTTATATATATTATATTTTTGAGTTGTTCGGTTTCTATTACGCCAAACAACTATCCAATCATTCTGTATTAATTTATTCCATCTTCTATTATTCCAACTATAAGCATAAGTTCCTGCTTGGAAATCTTTTATTGTAAATAAATCAATGCAATCAAGATATATTAAAAGCTCTAATTCACTATCAGTTAAATCATTATTTTTACAAGCCCACTTACGTATAACTCTATAATGCTTCATTAATCTTAGATCTTTAATGTCGCTAGCATTTAATTTCATAATACTACTACAATATCTTGACCTTTTATAACTCGATAAGCTTTTTTATCTATCTCAATTTTATGACCAGCGTGTCTATCAAAATATATTGTATCATTTATTTTAATACCCGCTATTTCTTCTCCAACTGAAACAACACTAGCTTCAACATATCTAATGTCTTCACGTTGATTTTCAGCAAGAAGTAAACCACCTTTTGTTTTAGTAGTTCCTTCTTTTTTTATCTTTATTATTAAATTTTTACCTACTGCTTTCATCAACTCTAATATTATTAATTACACAATCTGTTGATAAAATAGTAGTAGCTACTGAAGCTGCATTTTGAAGAGCACTTTTTGTAACCAATAATGGATCTATAATTCCATTATCAATCATGTGTACCATATTTCCTGTAACTACATCAACACCTTCTCCAATTTTATCTGGAGTAATCATTTCATGACCAGCGTTTTCTAATATTGTTTTATAAGGAGATAGTATGGATTTTAATAATACTTCTTCACCTAGATCTTTTTGATCTATATTTAATGCCGCATTAAGTAAAGCTATACCACCACCGGGAACAATCCCTTCTTTTATTGCAGCTTTAGTAGCACATATAGCATCTTCAACCCTGTCTTGTTTTTCTTTTAATTCAATATCAGAGTTAGCGCCTATTTTTACTATTGCTATTTTGGCAGCTAACATAGCTAGTCTTTTTTCTAATTTAACTACTTCGTTTGCTGTATTTTTTTGTAATAATTTATTTTTAATATCTTTTATAACCTCTTTTACTTTATCAGTGGTTTCATTTATTTGTAAAATAGTCTCAGTTTCTGTTGTTATGCTTTTAACACATTTACCTAAATACTCTACTTGTATTAAATCTAAATCATCACCTAAATCTTCATTTATTATAGTGGCACCTGTTAATAAAGATAAATCTTCTAATAATTGTTTTCTATTAACACCGAATGTTGGTGCATCGATTACATTTATTTTTATATTACCTTTTATCTTATTCATAGCTAGAGCAGATAAAACACCTTTTTCTAAATCGCCTATAATAAGCAAAGGTTTATTGTTTTTTATTACGTACTCTAGCACTGTTTGAACTTGTCGTATAGAATCTATTTTTGATTCTATTAACAGCACCAATGGATTTTCTAGTTCACAAGACTGATTATCTGCATTAGTGATAAAATGTCTATTAGTTAATCCTTTATCATATTGAGCTCCTTCTACAATTTTAATTTCAGTTTTTCCAATTGGAGAAGGTTCCATCATTACTACACCTGTAAGATCTACTGCTCTAAAAGCATCTGCAATTAGTTTACCTAATTCAGGATCATTGTTTGTTGAAATTGTAGCAATGTTATCAATCATATCTCCTTCTATTGAAACAGATATTGATTCTAAATATTTTACAACTTTTTCAACAGCAGAGTTTATACCTTCTTTTAATTTTCGAGAATTTGTTTTATCAACTACTTTATATGCTTCACATAATATAGCGTGTGCTAGCACTGTAGCTGTGGTTGTACCATCTCCTGCTTGTTGAACTGTTTTACGTGCAGCTTCTTTTAAAAGAGTTGCACCCATGTTTTCTACTGGATCTAACAATATTACTGAATCTGCTACTGTTACACCATCTTTTGTTATAACGGGTTTGCCTGTTGCATCTTCAAATAATACACATTTACCGCTAGCTCCTAAAGTGGAGCTAACAGCTTGTGTAAGTTTTGTTATTCCTTTAAATACTTGTTCTCTAGCATTATCGCCAAAGTTAAGATTTTTAACTATCATTTTATTTAATTTAATTTAATTTAATTGTTTATTCAAAGGTTTTCACGACTTTAGGACCTTTTAAGAAATCTACTTTTTTAACATAATGCTCTACTGATCCATCAATAGCGCTTTCTGCTCCTTCAATAGTTTCACGTCTTGTAACGTCGTGCCAAGTATCTTTGTCTGGATCTTGGTATTCAGTTTGATAAAAACCGTTAGGTAGTTGGGTTATCCTCCAGTTCTTTTTTTCTGCAAGATGTTTCCAAAGGTTAATGGTTTCTTCTGAAATTTGTGGTTGACTATTCCACGTTTTAGTCTGATAATAAAACGTCATAATATTTGGTTTTAAGTTTATATTTGGTTTATTGCTCTAACCGAGCAGGTTTTATTGTTTAATAAGGTTTTACCCCATTAATTCTTCCATTATAGCTTCTTCTACCTCAAAGTCTCCCTTTTCTTTTTCACCAGCGCCAGGACCGTAAGGATCAACAGTACTAGTTAAACTAATATTACCTAAATCAAAAGGTGGATAATAATTTACTACTGAATTACCATTTGACTCATATGTTTGCATTATTGCTTTGCAAATTCCACCAACTATATGGTTCATTTGTTGAACCTGTAATTTTTTAGTTGGAAATTTATTTGCCACTGGGTCTTCAAAACCAAATTGAATGTTCGAGCCTAGATTTTGTATTATTAAAGCACCGTCAGATTGAGCGCTAGAACCTAAATATGTAATATTAAGAGTATAATTAGCACTAAGCTGTCCAGGACCTATTTCCACTTCTTCACCTCTAGACCAACTAATATTTTCTAATTTAGATGCATTTATAACCCCTATTATTACTTGATTAGTGGGAGCTCCCGGGAGAAATCCTTCCTCAAAATGAACTTCATGTTCCATACCTTTTTCAGGAACATAAACTTGAGGATCTTCATATTTTTGGTTTTTAGGGAATCTATTTATAATTACGTAATTATCTTTCATTTTTTATATTTTTAAACTTTATTAACCAGCAGATGCTCCACCAGCAAGTGGACAAGCACTACTAAATCCTGTAACTCTTGAAGTTGCAGCTGAAAATTCAAATTGATTACCTTGATTTTCAAATTCTTCTGCAGGAGGAAAAGGATCAAAATCAGTAGCCGCTGTAAACCACTCACATGTTACAGGTATGTCATATCCTTCTCCAACAGCTGAAATTGTAGTTGAAAAAGATTCTTTAACTTTAACGCTGTTAAATATTGCTGAATAAGATAAATCATTTCCATTGTTATCAGAAATAACTGCCCAATTAGAATTTATAAGAACGTATTGACCATCTTTATTTTTCATCCATACTTTAGCATTTAATGGTATTCCCGCTGCAAATTGCATTGACGAAAACATATCCATTGCTTTTTCACCACTAAAATTAGGACATTGAGCTTCTGTTGGAGGAACATATGGTCCTTCTTCTTCAGAGGATGGAATTACTGCTACAGGACCTGGTATTTCTGTAAATCCAAGTTTTACATCTATCCAACCACCACCAGTTGCATCATTACCCATCATATTACATGGTTGTACAGTTCTTGTGTTATAACACGCACATCCATATGCCGGCGGTTGCGATAAATATGCTGGCAGCACTGCTCCGTCAATATCACCAACAGCATCATCAGCATCAAAATCTGCAGGACATATTTCTACAGAAGTAACTTTTCCATCTTGTATTCTTACTTTATATATTTCACCAGCTTGATCCACTGTTACTTGCTCTGGAGGTCCAAACTCAAAACTATAGTAAGAATATGCTGGATTACCTGTCAACCAAGCATAATATCCATCTGCTGGAGCTTTTGAGTAAGAACTTGTTACTTCAGCATTTTTTACAAAACCATCACCAGAAGCATATCCTTGATTTGCGTCTAAGAATACATTAGCTCCATATTCTGGAAAAGTTCCATACACATTAGTAACAAATGTTTGATATGTATATTGATTAATACTGTCA